CATCAACCTTGCGTCGGGGAGCGGGATAGCCTACGCGACGATCACGATGGACGGCTCGGGAGACACGAGCGTTGATACGAGTACCACTAGTGGCACGGGGGCAACGACGGGCACAGCGACGATGGGTGGTCCGTCCACACATGCAGCGGGCACGGGGACGCACCCGGCAGGTGGGACACCTCCGGCAGCGGTGCTCAACCCTGGAACGCTCTCCCTGCGCGCCCTGGCCGCCGCGAGGTCGCTCGCGGGCCAATTGTATATCAGCGGACACGCAGGGAATGACGGATGGGATTGCATTGGCCTCGTCGCGTGGGCCTATAACGCCGTTGGCGTCCCCGCGCTGTTCCTGCCCAATTATCGCGGTCCTGGCATCAACGCGGACACGGCGCCGGACGGCGCGTTCTATTATTTCCTGGCTCACGGCGCGCGCGAGATTGCGGTGGCCAACGCGCAGAAGGGCGACCTGCTCTTTATTTGGATCGCCTCGCTGGCGGACCAACAGGGCTTCGCGCACATCTGTTTCCAGTGGGACCCCGGCCTGAACTTCGGGGCGAACAACCCGACATTGGGCATCTGCGTCACCCCCATTGAGGGCTACCATAGCGACTGGCCGGGTCAACCGAAAACGCGGATCAACCGCGCCCTTGACCTGTCGAGGTACAAACCATGAACGACCTCGACGCCCTCCTCGCTGAGGCGCGCCGCCAGGGCTGGCGCTGCGAAAAGCGCGGGTCCGGGCACCTGCTGCTCCGCCCTGCCACTCGCACCGGCCCCCTCATCGTCATCAGCAGCAGCCCGAGCGATTACCGGGCGCTGGCCAAGATTCGCAGTCAGTTGAAACGCGCCGGCCTGATTTTGCCGGCGGATCATTCATCGAGACCACACAAGGAGCCTACCATGCCACGATGTACAACCACCGCGACCAAAGCCCGCACAGTTGCCTCGCCTGCCCCAACCGTGAGCCAGGCTGATGAGGCGCGTCTGGCCCGCGACCAGCGAACGCTAGAGCGCGGCGATACGCTGGCGCCCGACGCACGGCTAGACCGCGATTTGGCGCATCTCGCCGACACGTCCCCCGCCCGGCGCGTTCAGTCCCGCCGCCGCGCGCCGGAGGAGGTCGGTCTCGTGTACCGTGGCAAGCGATCGCGGGCCATCCTCGTTGACCACTACATCACCGTCACCGTGCCGGACGAAGACAACGACGCGGCGGTCGCGGAAAAGCAGGATGTCATTCCCGGCCTGGACGAGGACAGCCAGCGCCAGGCGTGGGCCGCAGAGGATATGCGGAGGGGCATGACCCGTCCGTACGTGCGCCTGGCCGACCGCTTGGTGCTGTCCGGGCACGACTACACCTTCGAGCTGGGCAAGACGGTGCTCGTCCACGAGGACGACGTGGCCTACCTGCTGGCCCACGACACCTATCGCATCGAACGCGCCGACGGTCTCGACGATGATGGCGCAGGCGTGCCCCCCATCGGGCGGCGCGGCCGTCAGCGGGGGGCGTAGCCATGTCTGACTCAACACAGATACAACCACAGGGCGAGACCCTCGCGGAGCGGCGTTTTAGGGCTGAGGCGGTTCAGCGTCTCGGCCGGGCGCTGGTGGATATCGCCGACGACGAAGCCATGTCAGCCCTCCCGTGCGACCTCTCACCACTCTTGAGGTGCATGGGGGTGGCGCTCGACGCGCTGAGCCAGGATGTGCCGGCGTTGTCGGCGGCAGACGCCAACGAGGGGGCACGAGATGCCCTCGCTCAGGCGCGAGAGCGCCACGCCGAACTGTGCGTAAAAGGCATCGCCGCGCAGCGTATTGGGCGGGGCCTCGTCGCCATCGAGCGCGACGATGTACGCGTCACCCCGAAAGACATCTCAGTCGCGCTGATCCGTGTGCTGGCCATCGTCAGGGACATGATGGAACTTTCAGGATCTGTGATCGCAGCGTCCGAGAGCGCCATCACAGCGGCGGCCACCGCCGACAAGGAGGGCGACCATGCCCCGTAATGCACGCGCCACAACACCACCGGCCGACCAGACGCCCGCGGTCGAGAGCGACGAGGCGGCGGCCCGCCTGCGGGCGGCAAAGGAGAAGGCGGCCCTGACCCCACGGGACCTGGCGCTCCGGCACTGGCCATCCATCCCGCCGCGGCCCTACGCCGAGCAGTCCGGTGCTCCGCCCCCCGATGAGAGCGCGCAGAGGGGTCGCGAGACACGCGGCCCCGACGGCTCATGTCTGCTGTCACCCAACGGTCCAGGGCCTGACGCCTACGACGTAGGCACGAGGTAAAAGGAGGGCAGGCGATGCCTCGTGTCTGTACCGTCTGCGCGCACGGGGAGCGCAGCGTCATCGAGCAGGAAATCGCCGTCGGTACGTCCGCGCAGAAAATCTCCGCGTTATTCCGCGTTTCACCCGACGCAGTGCAGCGCCACAAGGCGGAGCATCTGCGCCCCACGCTCATCGAAACGCGGCACGCGGCTGACGATGAGCGTGCCCTCGATGTCATCAAGCAACTGCGCGCCATCAACGGGGCGAGCCTGCGCATCCTGCACGAGGCGCAACAGGGCCAGGACCCGCAGACCGCGCTAAAGGCGGTCGATCGCATCCAGCGACAGATCGAATTGCAGGCCAAGCTGCTGGGGGACCTCGACGACCGGCCGCAGGTGAACGTCATCGTGTCACCGGAATGGGTGTCCATCCGGGGTGAGATCCTCGTCGCCCTGCGTCCGTACCCGGAGGCGCGTCAAGCCGTGGCCGCGCGCCTGGTGGCCCTGGAAGGGGGGGCGTGACCGATGGCAGCATTGATGTCGGACCTGGCCCGCGCGCTCGACCCTGTGTTGCTGGCCGCGCAGGTGGGCCTCGTGCCCGACCCCTGGCAGACCGATGTGCTGCGCTCGACGGCGAGCCGGCTGCTGCTCAACTGTAGCCGCCAATCGGGGAAGTCGACCATCACCAGCATCCTGGCGTTGCACACCGCGCTCTACGCCTCCGATAGCCTCGTGCTGCTCCTGTCGCCGTCCTTACGACAGTCGGGCGAGCTCTTCAAGAAGTGCATCGCCACGTACAAGGACCTGGGCCGGCCGGTCTCGCCCGAGAGCGAAACGGTGCTCACGTTGACCTTGCAGAACGGTAGCCGCATCGTGAGCCTGCCAGGCAGCAAAGATGGGAACATTCGCGGCTACAGCGGCGTCAACCTCCTTGTCATCGACGAGGCGGCCTGGGTCGCGGAGAGCCTGTACATGAGCGTCCGGCCCATGCTGGCCGTCAGCGGGGGGCGGATGCTGGCCCTCTCGACGCCGCACGGGACGCGCGGCTGGTTCTACGAGGCGTGGCGCGGCGTGGAACCGTGGGAGCGCTACGAGGTGCCGGCGCCGCTATGTCCCCGCATCTCGGAGGAGTTCCTGGCCGAAGAGCGGCGCAACATGGGCGAGTGGTGGTACGACCAGGAGTACATGTGCCAGTTCAGCGACGCTGAGACGCAGGCGTTCCGGCGTGAAGACGTTGAGCGCGCCTTTAGGGAGGACATTGACGTATGGGACCTATAACCATCGGTGTGGACATCGGGCAGAAGCGGGACCCCACGGCCATCGCCGTGGCCGAAGCAGTGTGGCAGGCCACACCGAACGGGCAGGGCCTCGAAGAGCGATACACCATCCGCCGCACCGAGCGCCTGCCCCTGGGTACCTCATACCCACACGTGGCCGAGCGCATCGCTGGCGTCGTCGCCAACATCTTTAAGCGGGCGACCCATCCGCAGGGGCCACAGGTCGAATACGACCCGGTGAACGGCGTGTACCAGGCAGTGACGGTCGCGCCGCCGGGGATCGTCCTCTATGTAGACGCAACAGGCGTTGGCCAGCCGGTGGTTGACCTGCTCGCGCGTGCGGGTGTCCAGCCTATCGCCGTCTATTTCACGCACGGCGATAGGCGCACCGTCCGCGAGGATGGCAGCGTGGCGCTGGGCAAGGGGTGGCTCGTGTCCCGGCTTCAATCCCTCTTACAGACCGACCGGCTGCTCTTGCCCAAGACGGGCGAGGCGGCCGCCCTAACGGAGGAATTGCTGAACTACGAGATTAAGGTGTCGGAGGATGCCAACGAGCAGTATGGCGCATTCCGTGTCGGGACACACGACGACCTCGTGACCGCCATCGGCCTGGCGACGCAAGGAGTCCCCGAGACCGAAACGACGGAGGTTGTCTATCTCGAAGACATCATTGGTGACTACCGCGTCCACATCGGCGGCGACGAATCGTACCAGACGCCACACCAGCAGATGCTCGCCGATTGGCGGCGTCACTTCGGCGGGTAGCACTGGCTGCCGCGCATACCAGATAGAGAATAGGAGTACCAGATGACCACGACTAAGCGCACCACGCCGGCAACGGTGGCCCAGCTCACCGAGGCCCTCGACGCAACCCTGAAAGCGCCGGTCAGCGCGCCGAACACGAGCATATCAGATCCCACACCCGGCCAGGACAACCTCCTCGGGGACATGGCCGCTCTGTTGCCAAAGCGCCGCCCGCCCACGCCCGCGCCAGCCGCGCCGACCGCGCCAGTCGCGCCAGCCGTGGTACTGACCGAGGCGGGCGCGAGCCCCCTACCCGTCTACCCCTGGGAGCCGATGCCCACATCTGGCGACCCCTGCGGGCTGCGCGAGCGGATGCAGTACGTCGAAGCGGCCATCGCCGCGCGCGCTGTGCCGCCACCGACTGCCGCGCCCCACACGCGCCCCGCCGGCGGGCCTGTGTCGCCTCTCGTCGAAGCGCGTTTCGTCGAGGCCCACCAGCGTCTCGATGAGATGCTAGGCTAAATCACCCACGGGAAAGGGATGGACGGAATGAATAATCTGAACTCGCCGGATGCCATGAGCGATGCGGTGTTCCAGCAGGTAGTCAATCAGCAGATCACCAGGCAGCGCGACGCGGATCTCTCCGTACGGCACAAGATCGATTGGGAGGCCCAGCACCGCATGGTGTGGATCGAAGCCCCCCTCGCCCTCCAGACGGCGATCAGAAGCCACCAGCGCGCGATACAGACGCAGCAGGAGCGCCTGGAGGACGTAGCCAAGGGGCTCTACACGGCCGCCCTGGAGGCGCTCAAGCGCCGCTACCATGAGCGCGGGGATATCACCAGGGTTGAGTACGACCAACGTCAGAAAGAACTCTACTCAGACTGGCAGAATAGGCGCGTGGACTTGGCCAAACGCTACATCTATACGTTTGCCGACGCTCGGTTAAAGTCGGTCCAAGAGCAGAGCTACGCCGCGGCGCGTGCGGCCAGCGATGCGGTGTGGGCGCGCGAAGGTGCCTCCATCATCGAGAGCTACGCCATGCCTACCCCGCCATCCTGGTCGCGTGAATCTGAGCCCGAGGAGGGGCCGGCCGACAAGAAGCCCACGCGGCGGCGATCCGCCGCCGCACGCTAACCGACCGGCGCCTGCGCAAGGCGCCGACATGGCCGAAAGGCAGGGGGGGGACTTATGCCAGAGGGGCAAGTCGTGTTACTACATCGGTCGAGCGGCACGGGCGAGATACGCCCGGTACGGCGCCATCCGAACATCCGCTTTACGCGCGGCGCCATCGTTGAGGAGGACGCCCTGAGCGTGCGGCCTGGCGATTGGGTCTCCTACACCCTGAGTGACTCCAGGCCCGGACAGCCACACCATGCAATCAATGTGCGCCGCCTCGCGCTCCCGCGCACGGACCTCATCAGGCAGGACCCGGCCCGGTGTGCGGAATGGGACACCATCGAACGCATGTACGAGGAGACGAGGCAGGCCGTGGCGGGACAGTGGGCGTGCGGCACGTTGACGCCGCACCAGCGCGCCGGCCTCCTCGTGGACGCCGAATACCTCCGGTCCACGCGGTTGACGCGTGGCGTGTGGGCAGACGCCGACAGTGACGAGACCGACGAGACCGACGGCGAGGACGACCCACGCCCCCGCGCAGGGGCCACCAGCGCGCGCTGGACGGGGCCAGGCAAAGAAACAGGAAGGGCGGGGCACGACGCGAGCATGACGGCGGATATGCAGCCCTCCCGGTGTAAGGGCACGGTCTCACACATCAACGCGCGTGGCTTCGGCTTTATCCAGCCCCATAACAGCGACGGAACCGTCTTTTTCCATGCGTCGGCCGTCATGGGCGGTCGCTACGACGAACTTGATGTCGAGCAGCAGGTGGACTACATCGCAGAGACCGACGCGAACGGTCGCCCACGCGCGGTAGACGTGCGCCCGCTTGACCTCGACCTCGACCAAGGCACGGGCGACGAGTTGCGGCCGATGAGCGCGGCCGACGACGACGACGACGGCAACGCTACGGCAAGGGTCAAACAAGCAAAGTTAATTGGGTGACGACTAAGCGGGCTATTGAGCGTATGGCGCGCGTCGTGCTATCCTATCTCGTAGGAGCGCCTGTTATAAACGGCGCGTATGGAGCAACGCAGGAAAATATGCAATGAGTCATGAAGACGCGGTATTGTCGTCAACAGGCGGGGCTATCCTAACCGCCATTCTTGCTAACCTTGCCTTTGGCCTGCCTGGCGCTGCTCTTGGGATGATTGTCGGGGCGCTCGGCCTGCCCTTCCTCATTAATGCGCTACAACAGCGAGAACGCACGGCTCACCGCCGCTAGCGTGGGACTGGGGTGGAGTATGCGACCTTCGTCATAGGCGGGATGATCCTCACCGGCATCTTGTTTGTGAAACGCGCACGCCATCACACACCGGCGGTACAGTCGGACTCTCTCCTTGATATTGTCCTTGCCTTCACGTTGAGCAGCGCGCTCGGCTTCTTGTGCGTACCGACTATTGGAGTGTCGTGGGACTTTGTGACGCACGGCAGCACGCTAACGCTCGCCATGCTAAAGCCCTACGATGAGCGTGTCATCATGGGGAGTCTGTTCATCGGAACCGTGGCTCTCGTGGTGATTGCTGCGTGGGGCTACTGCGAGCGTCTTCCGCGCGACAAAAAGGACAAGAAGCCACCCGACGCTACGGCCTGACTGTCAATTGCTCCAACCACTCTTACACTCCACCAGCCGTGCCGAGCGGGATGATCACGTCTATCGTGACGCTCGCCGACGAGATCAAGCTGGGCACCATTGAGACCATGCTAGCGAAGGACAATGCGGAGCTGGGTTGGACTTGAGCAGAAAGAGGGGAGCGTATGACGGAGAGAACAAAACTGACAGAGGACGAGGTTATAGAGCCAGCCGTACCGCCCCTAGAACTCAGCGAGGCGGACGACCTGGCGACGTTCGACATAACCGATGTCGATGCACTGTTGAACGATAAAGATACCATCATCAAAACCACCGACGCTGACGACGTGGAGCAGCGACAACAGACGCCCTAAGAGGCGCGCTGGGGCGCGTGCCGTGGCCGTGAGTGGCTCCGTACCCCACGATGCGCAAAGAGGCCCCCAGCGCAATGCTGGGGGCCTCCTACGTGCCCTGGACTGTAAGGGGGCCGCGCTTACACCAGCGGCTGTAGGTGTAGGTGCGGGTGGGTCGTGGGGTGGGGCGCTTGCGGGCTCCGCTCGGACCTGCCGCCGGCCAGCACGCGGACCCGTTGCTTGGCGCTCTGCCGTCGCCGCCACCGCGCGTCGAGCTGCCGTTGATTCGCCACAGAGCGGGCGCACCCAGCCGCGATGTCGTCGGCAAAAGCATTGACCAAAGCGGAGAGGCAGGACCCGACGTAGCGGTTATGCTTGTCCATCGTGCCACTCCCGTCGCGCCACAAGTCGACAAGCCCCCGCAGCCCCTCGGGTGTCGCACACACGGCGAGGATCTCTTTCGCCTGATCAACGAGAATCTGGTCGACCGTCTCGGTCTTGGGTGTCGGTGTCATGAGAGGTGATCCTCCTGGGTGGGGCGTTGGCCGCCGGCGTACTGTGCGGCCATGTGCGCTTCAATGACCTCTTTATTGAGGTCAACCAACAGCAGGGCGAGGAAGCTTGCGGCGCGCTCCTCCTTGGGGTCAGTCGTGGTGCACGCGGTGTCGAGCAGCATCTGAACCCATCCGGGTTGTTCACGGGTTAAATGGATCAGGGTCTGCATCATCTGAGCGCCGAACGCCTCGTACCGCTCAGGTGGTACGCTTTCGGCACGCAGGCGGCGTGGGGCCGTGTTGTCGTTGGTCATGGATGTATGCTCCTCTTTCTATTGCCGGCGCGGGATGCGCCCTTCGACGCTGCGGAGATCGTAAGCTGCTTTGTACGGCGCGAGACACTGGCTGTGCAGAAAGTAGAGGGTCGCGCACGCCGCGAGCGGTGAGACGCGCCACAGCGCGCCAGCGGCGGTCGTGTCGAGTTGGTGGCAGTACGC